ACAAAAACAATGTGAGATCAACGGTATTACAGGGTCTATGGACTGTAAAATTGACGGTGTTGTCACTGACGTTAAGAGTGTTTCAACTTTTGGGTTTAAGAAATTCAAAGATGGCTCGCTCGCTTATGACGACCCGTTTGGCTATGTTGGGCAAATTAAGGGCTACGCTCACGCTGAAGGAGACACAAAGTTTGGCTGGCTTGCTATGGACAAACAAAACGGACACCTCACCTACCTACTTTACGACACGGAAGATACGCAAGCGCCGGTATACGATCTAATCAGCTACGACATAGAGGAGCGCATTGAACACGTAAAAAAGCTAGTGGAGCTACCCGACCCACCAGACGTTTGCTACGAGCCTATTCCAGATGGCAAGAGTGGCAACCAGAAACTCGCCGTCGGATGCTCCTACTGTTCCTACAAAAAGGTCTGCTGGCCTTCGGTTCGCGCCTTCGCTTACTCATACGGCCCAAGGTACTTAACAGAGGTCATTAATGAGCCTAAAGTGATGGAGATACCATTAAAGGAGATATAAGTTGGCTAAACGGAAGAAAGTACCTAAAGGGTTTAGGAGTACATTTGAGTATGACGTTGCACAAGAGCTACAACCACACGGCTTTAACTACGAGCCGACATCAATACCGTACACAATACCGAGGATGTACACCCCGGACTTCGTGTTTAACGGAAAAGAAACAACCTTCTACGTCGAATGCAAAGGTTACTTCAGGGCAGGAGATACTCAGAAGTATAAAGCAATCGCTAAATCTATCGCGTGGACGGAGGAGCTTGTATTTATCCTGATGAAACCTAACCAAAAAGTGAGTAAAACTACCAAACTTACTATGGCCCAATGGTGTGACAAACACAACATAAAATGGTATACTATAGAGACTCTAGAGGAGCTTATCAATTATGTCTCTGACACTTGAAGAACTTAAGGAAAAACTAATGGAAAACTATGACCCCGATGATCTATTGGAGTTCTTAGAACTGTCTTCAGAAGAGATACTAGACAGGTTTGAAGATAAAGTCATCAAGCGGTTTGAACAGTTAGAGCAAGAGTTTATAGAGGAGGGGATAGATGACTACTAAGTGTGATCGTAACGTTCCATACGGTAGCTCAATAGATGACGCTACGCCAGAGGATTGGAACAAGAACCGCAAAGGTTACTGGACTAAGCAAGGAGGACTAGAGCGAGTCAGAGGAGCCGACCCTGTTTCAAGCCCGGATCACTACAACACTGGTTCAATAGAGGCCATAGAAGCAATCAAAGCATCTATGCACCCACAAGAGTTCAAAGGTTATCTCAAAGGTAACTGCATGAAGTATCTATGGCGGTATGAATACAAAGGCAAGCCAGTTGAAGACTTACGTAAGTGTCGCTGGTATCTTGAGAAGCTGATCGAGGAGAACATATGAAGGTCGTAGAGGGTAACTTCGGTAAGCCAACAGAAAACGAAAGCAAAGCCTCTGAGATGTTCCAACTGTTAGCTAACCACTGCGCAGAGGAAGAGGCAGAGGGTGTTGAGATACAGGCAGTAGTTGTGACGTTTATCGAAGGTGAAGCACTCGCTGTAGCATCAACTGTTAACTACCCTGACGGTGCTTATATGCTACTATCAATGGGCAAGGACAGTATCATGGAAGGGATACTAGGAGGAGGAGAGTGATAACCCCTTGTGTTAGCCAGTGTAGGCTCGTGAACGAACGCTGTGTTAGCTGCAAGAGAACACGTCAAGAGATAGCACAGTGGTCACGGATGAACGAAGACGACCGCAAGAAGATCATTAAACAACTAGAGGAACGCTAATGGACGCATATCAACAATACATACACAAGTCTCGGTACGCACGTTACTTGCCTAAAGAGCAGCGCCGTGAGAACTGGGACGAAACAGTAGCGCGTTACGTTAACTACTGGGTAGACAAGGGTAAGCTGAACGAAGCAGACGCTAAGACGATAACCAAAGAGATCGAAGCACTCAACGTCATGCCTTCGATGCGAGCGTTGATGACAGCAGGTGAAGCCCTCGACCGAGATAACGTAGCCGGGTTTAACTGTAGCTACTTACCGATAGACCACCCTAAAGCGTTTGATGAGATGATGTACGTACTTATGTGCGGCACAGGTGTTGGATTTAGTGTTGAACGCCAGTACATATCTAAACTACCTGAAGTAGCGGAGGATTTCCATGACACGGAGAGTATTGTACACGTCGCGGACAGTAAAATTGGATGGGCAAAGGCATACCGAGAGCTTATTGCCATGCTCTATACAGGTCAAGTGCCAAAGTGGGATACAAGCAGAGTACGACCTTCTGGTGCAACCCTCAGAACCTTTGGCGGCAGAGCGTCTGGCCCAGAACCTCTTGAGGATTTGTTCCGCTTCACCGTTGAAGTCTTTCGAGCAGCTTCTGGACGAAAGCTTAGTTCCATCGAGTGTCACGATCTCTGCTGTAAGATTGCGCAGATCGTCGTTGTCGGAGGAGTTAGGCGAAGTGCACTCATCAGTCTCAGTAATCTTACCGACGATCGAATCCGAAGAGCTAAGACAGGGCAGTGGTGGGTGGACAACCCGCAACGGGGTCTAGCAAATAACTCGGCGTGTTACACAGAGAAGCCTGACTTCCCTGCCTTTTTAAACGAATGGAAGAGCCTGTATGAGTCGTACTCAGGAGAACGAGGAATGTTCAGCCGAGTCGCAAGTCAGAAGCAAGCTGCAAAAAACGGCAGAAGAGATGCTGACTGGGACTTTGGGACGAACCCTTGCTCAGAAATTATCCTACGTCCTTATCAATTCTGTAACCTATCGGAAGTTGTTGTGCGGCCAGCCGATAGTCTCAAGGATCTCAAACGAAAAGTACGAGTTGCGGCTATCCTTGGAACTCTTCAAGCGACCCTGACAGACTTCCGTTACCTGCGCAAGGTGTGGAAAGATAACACGGAGGAAGAAGCACTACTGGGTCTGTCTCTTATACACATCTCCGAGCCCACGAGACGTAGAGGAATC